CTCAAATAGATTAGATCGAGGTACCCAGTAGTTATTTTGATAAGGATGCTTGTACTTAGGTACCATAGCCATATGCACCGGCATCCATCCGAGTAGCACGTAGACCGGGCTCCATCCCGTAACTAATATAGCTACATCGTTAGGCCTAGGGTTAGCCTTATTTTGGATAATTAAATGCCCGTTAGCGTGTTTGGTCCATTTGACCTCTACATTTTGACCTACATCTGCCTCATCGTGCACGTTTGTAGGTTTAGGTACAAAAGCATTATCACCAAAATAGTTAGCTACGGCCGTTTCAGCTCCACAAGCCTCCGACTTTTGCCATATAAACTCGTGATAATTGCTAAAGCTTTGCCCAAACTGATCCGGATCGTTTGGATCGGCCTTAAAGTGTATAGCTCGCTCGAGGCCCATACGGTGCGCCGTAATCTCCTGCGATCTATCGAGTATGACTTTAGCTACGCGCGACATTGTGCACAAAGCCACGTTACGACCTCGAGGCCTACATCGCGAATAGTCAGGCCGCCTAATTGACTAACCCACTCGCCGCAATAATCGCACTTATCTACCGGCGTAGTGCTTGTCGATCCGTCATCGTGAATAGTTGTAGCTAGTCCGCCTTTGATAAAGGTTAGCTCGCCCATCTCTATACCTGCGGCTTCCACTTGCCATCTGATCCGAGTACGTGCCAATACGGGTTACATTGATTAGCGCGGTTTTTCTCGGTGCACTTGTAGGCGGCCCACGGCTTACCGGTTGCCTTGGCCGTACCCTCAGCCCATATCATCGTGCCATGAGGACATCTTGGAGCGGCAGGGACTAACTCGCCGCCTAGCTCTTTACCGATCTCTAGCACGGCACTCGCCATCGTAGCCATATCCTCGATAGATGCCTTTGTACTCCATGGATCAGCGCTTGCCGGTAGTGTCTCTACCTTTTCCATATCCTGCACCGTAGGTCTCGAGTTATGCTCGAGGCTTGGAGTCAATAGTCCTATGCAGCGCCCGTAAGCTGAGGTAATTGTGTCCTCTACCATCCACTTACGCATATTTTGCGGATAAGTTGCGACGTTACCGAAAGCGTAATCGACGGCGCTAGGAACCGTATCCTCATACTCGCGGTAAGCCTCAGCTCTTACGAGGATCGTGCCTTTCTCAATATCAAAGCTCTCAATATATGCGACTAATCTACCGCTCTTAAACTCTGATCTAAAGCGCTTAATACGTGCGTTTACATCCTCGTAGTTATCTAAAAATCCCATTAGATTAGCTCCTTATCTTTCAGAGCTTGAGCGATAGCGCGGCCACGTACAAAGCCCTCGCCGTGTCCGTGCTTAAAGCCAATCGAGTAACCAATTACCATAAACATAAAGCCCATACCGCAGGCTGCCAAACCGATCAAGATATCCAAACTATTCATTACTTAGCCCTTTGTTAAGGCCGATTAAGCTACTAACCGAGTAGCCCTCTCAGCGTTTGTAGTATCAGTATGAGGGCTTTTTGTCACAAATCAAAGCGTATAGACGTTTGGCGTGTCGTTACTTGGCGAGTCGGTCCTCTAGCAAAATCTCGTAGATACGGTCTACGCGCTGCTCGATACGCTCAACGCGCCCGGCTAGGTTATGGCCGCCGTTGCCGTCCGGCTTTAACTCGGCTAGATAATACTTAACTAGATGGCGGACGAGCCCAGCTCCTAGCCCCAAAATGGTAAAGCTGCCTAAAGCTAGACCAACTACGAGCTGAGCTCTTTCCATTACTTTTTAACCCCAAACTGACCCTCGGACGGTTGGAGTGCTTTTAGTAGTGGACCAATTAGCCCGGCGATAAACGCGTTAGCTAATACTTTTGGATCGGTTATGCCTGACATATACAAAGCCGCTACCGATGCGAGGGATGCTCGCGCGTAGGACTTAGCTGCCGCTATTGCTTGCTCTTTCATTTGTTGCTCCTAAACGCCCTTTAGTTAGTTTGTCTTAATACGTATAAAGTGGCCGTACCCGTAGAGGTAATCGCGTATAAATCTTGATGATCTCCCACTAATAAAGAAAGTTTATCGCCGTTATCCAAGCGGTAGCCATTAACTGCCGTTAGATCCGCGCCTCCTATGTAAATAGTGCCGCTAGCTGAGTGCAGGTATACACTTTGATCTCCAATTTCTTGCGGCACTACTATAGCTTTTGTTGTCGTTACTGTTGCTACGGATGATCTAGGCATTTTCTAATCCTAACTTAGTCATGAGCTCTTTAGCTTTAAGCGGTGTAACTGTTACCTCAAAGTGCATATCATCCGGCCGGCTCTTAAAATCGCCGCCCCACTTGAGCCCGTACTTTTTAGCAAGGGCCCGGATCATAGGTACTTTCTCAGCCGGAAAAGTGTCGTACTTGCCTAGAGCATGCTTAGTCGCGTTTAGATCGATAGCCGTACCGGATGAGTGACACGATAGGCGATCAGTAGATCCGCGCACCATCCTAAAAGCGTAGCCCCAATCGTCTAAAATCCCACCATCGATCGGCTCGATTAGCTTATGAAACTCGGCGGCAAAGGCGGCTAATAGCGGGCCCACGCTACTAGCACACCTTAGCCTTAAAGCCGTACCGTCTACTGAATACGACTTTATACCGATCTCATTTGGATCTTTCGAGGCCGGATAACCGTTATAGCTTGTAAGACTCATCCGAGTAGAGCAGCTACCTCGTCGGCAGATAACCCGAGCTTGTCGAGTACCGCTTGACGAGCTGCATCTTTAGACGCTTGCTCGGCTGCAAACTTTTCATTTTCTAAAAGAGCATCGGCTTTAGATTTTTCTACCTGAGCAATTTCCTCAGCCGTATATTCTCTAAGAGTTTCCTCGCCTGTTTCAGCGTTAATTATTTTTTCTAAATATGTCATTAGTCTGCTCCATATACATAAATGTTACCCGATGTAAAATTACCACCTGAGCTAATAAGACTTACTGAGGTAATTGCTGATGTCCCGGCATAAGCACCTTGGGATATTCGATTAGTTGCTCCTGCTGCACCTTGGGCATTACAAGAAAAAACACAATCAAAAGGTTTGATACCAGTCGTATTTGCAGACCAGATAGTTAGACCACCAGCTACAAAAGCGTTAGCATCGCTTGATTTTGTGCCAATCGATATTGAGGTTTGGCCCGTATTGTTACCGCCGCCGCTAAAAACTCCATTACTGTAACTACTATCTCCAAAGATTTGCATCCCGATGTTTCCGTAATTAGCACCTGTATCACCGTTAAAACGCATTGTAAAAGCAGAGCTAGCTGGGCCCGTTGGATTAGCCAAAATCATATACGCTTTAGAGCTAAGGCTTGATACTGTGATAGTAGATGCACCTGTTAGGGCCGTAGTGCTTTTTAACGACCATGTTAGATCCGCACTAACCGTTCCCCATTTCAATCCTGTGGCAGTTGATGAGTCGGCTGTTAGTACTGTGTTGTTAGCACCCACGGCGATACGGCTAAAAGCATCGGCACCAGTACCAGCTACTAAATCACCTTTAGCATCAATAGCCGTAGCCATTGAGTTAGTGATAGTTACCGTACCCGATGTGCCCCCGCCGCTAATACCTATGCCAGCCGTTACGCCCTCGATGTCACCGGTGGCCCCTGAGGCTACCCACGCTGCACCGTCGTAATACCAAAGCCCATTAGTGTCTTTTGTAAAAGCAAACTGACCCTCAGCCGGTGCGGTGATAGCCGCATCTCGGGCCGTTGTAGTTGCGAATACGTTAATACCTTGCATGAGGTAGCCGTTTACGTCACCGGCGGTTAAAACCTCACCCGTTACAAAGGTCTTAAAACCTTGTCCAGCTGCCATAACCTTGCTCCTTAGTATGCTAACACGGAGGTATCGAGCACTCCGTATAGTGTTGAGTTTAATATAAAGCCGTCGATAATCGGCTCCTGTGTTGTAAATGTCGTTTTCCAGCTATTAGGGCTTACGCGGTGCATTACGCCAAACACTTGTAGAGTCTGTTGTAACGTCGAATTACCAGGCTGATTAGTCGTAACCTCTACCGGATCAAAAAAATCTAGATCAAGGGCGGCGATAATTCCATCGTTGTAGTTTTCGGTATAAAGGTCCAGCTCGATAGCATCGCAGCGGGTACGAGTAGCTTTACGGCTAGCTACATAAGCCCGAGCGTAGTCGAGTGCAGCTTGATTAGTATCCATTACTAAATTTTGCTGAGTATAAGAGTGTACAAAGTACTCATCGATAGAGGCTTGATCCTCCGCTATTTGAGCCGTGCCGCCGATCTTAGTAATAGAGGCCGAGTTATATACCTGCGTATCATCTAAGCGCCATACGGCGTTAAAGTAAGTAATCTCGGTGCCGTCATCATTAAATACGACAGGCGGTATAGCTTGAGAGTCGATACAAAAGGCGCGATCCTTAAGATTTACCGATCCTCTAGCATCCATATAAATAGCACCGTACTCAGATATAGAGGCGGTTTGGAGAGCTGCTAAAGCCGTACGTAAAGTGCCCGGGTCCGCCTGAAAGATAGTATCGCCGTACTGAATTTCGCGCTGCGATGGAGGCCAAGCGATCTCATCGAGAATAGCGTTTACACGCTCGCCGGGTAAGTCACCGGCTGAGGCTAAGGTAACGTTTGTAATTTGACTGTTTTGGAAAAGCCTAAAACCATCTACGGCAGTAATAGTCGTATATACGACATCCGTAGCCATCTTAGGCGTTGTAGTTGTGTAGCTAGTAATAAAGCCGCTAAACATAGGCCACTCAGTACCGTTATACGTAGCGGTGATAGCTACCTTACGCATAGGGGTAAGTAATCCAAAATAAGGGCTATTAGGATTTTGAGGGTTAAAGTCTCCATTTTGATCTACGATGCGTAGCGTTAGGGTACCTGTTTGGAATACGTCCGCCTGTAGGTTACGGCCTCGCATAGTTGTAACGCTATCGACTACGTTAGATACATCAACGATAAGAGCTTCGGAGTCTGCCAGTACGTTAGTACCTAAAATGCCGCTATCTAGGATCATAGCTTGAGCAAAAGCCGGGCCCGTAGAAAAGTTAATAATCGCGTTAAGTACAGGTACGGTCATGCTATGCCCGCCGTAGTAAGTGGATCCCCGTTACGGTTGAGCCGTTGGATCGTATCTTGCAACAAAGCCGTAAACTCATCTTGAGAGGCAATAGCTCCAGCGTTTACGGTAACCGTGTAGTTATTACCGCCGCCGCCCGGGTTTACTAGGCCGGGATCGATATAAAGATCCGGTATTAAATTGATAAAGCCCGGCATTTCCTCGCCAAATGGTAAGCCCGGCATTTGTGCCGGTGGTGGTGGTGTCCACGTTGGATACGGCGGGATAGATCTAATAGCCGTAGATAAAGCTGCGACACCTGCAATAGCTGAGGCGTTAGCCGTAGCCTCGGCCGCTGCGATGGTAGCGATACTATTTAACTTAGTATCGGTTAGATCGGCATCCGACATAAGAGCCGCCTCTTTAACCGTAGTAATACCTTTTAGTGCCGCGGCCGTTACGTCTGCATCGGCTAAAAGAGCTGCATCTTTTTTAGTCTGTAAAGCTGCAAGATAATCGGTAAAGGCTTTATCCTCGGCGGCTTTTTTAGCGGCAGCCTCGGCCGCCATAGCTGCATTATCCGCATCTTGAGCCGCTTTACGCTTGGCCGCGATCTCCTCAACGGTTTTAACGCCGGCCGCTAGTGCAATTTGATCGGCTAAGGTTTGTGCCGCTTGAGTTTTCTCGATGGATGCCAAGCGCATAATCTCAAGAGTCGTAATCTGAGTTTTCTTTGTATAAAAGTCTAGATCGTTGAGACCGCCTTGCTTAGATAACGCATCGTTATATTTGGCAAAAGCCGCAGCTTCGGCCGCATCCGCATCGGCAATAGCCTTTAACTTAGCTGCATCCTTTGAGGCTTGATCTGCGCCGGATGCGTTAATAGCTGCTAACTTGGCATTTTTGGCAGCCTCAATAGCCGATAACTCTTTCATGAGTACGGCGTTAAGGCCGGCTAGCTCTGTTTCGGTAATACCTTTGAGGCCGTTTAATTTTGCGGTTTGGTTAGATGCCGTAAGTATGCCTAATTGCTTAATACGCTCTAAAGCTTTTTCGCCGTCCTCATCCTCGATAGCCATAAGTGCCTCAAGGCGTAGGCGAGTATCTTTGTCGTATGTAGCCTTGAGAGCTGCGGCGATAGAGATACGGTTAGTATCAAAAGTCTCAGCGGCTTTACTAAGCGATATTTCATTTTTCTTAGCAAGCTCGGCTTTTTTCTGTAACGCTAATATTTCTTTTTGGCGTTTAATAGCCTCTTTGTCCATCTTTGCCTTTTCGGCATTAGCTCGCATATTTTTTAGATCTTGAGGTACGCCCTGAGGAAAACCGCCTTGGCGGCCTAAGACCTTATCTACATTGGTACGTAAGGCACCGATAGAAAACTTGCCAAGATAGTTTTTAACCCCTCTGAACGCATTATCTAAAACACCTGCGCCCGGCAAGCCGGCGAATAAATTGCCTAAATCTTTAGCTAATACCGATACGTTAGTAATAAGTCCCGAGATCGAGTCCGCTGCGCCATCAACTTTATCGATGAGCTTATCCATACCGCCGGATGATGTACTTAAAGCGGCTACTAAAGATTGGCCGATCTGCTCACTAGCTTGCTCAGCTGCGATCTTAAGGCGATTGAGTGAGCCTTGATATGAGTCCGCTGCGTTTTTAGATTGGCCCGCGTATTGTGCGGCGATAAGTCTTTCGATCTCTAAATAAGATTTACTCGATAACTCGGCATTAGTTAGGCCTAGATTAAGTTGCTTGAGACCTTTTACATTACCTACGTATGCCTGACTTAATATCTTTGTAGCTGAGACTAAATCCATACCTGTACCGGCGCTAATATCAAGCGCGGTATTCAGCATAGATTGAGCCATAGTTGTAGAGCGTGTAGTTTGTGCGAGCTGAATAAATGATGGTTGGAGCTGATCTCGATTTACGCCCGTTACCTTTTCGATACTATCGATGTAGCCCTCAGCCTCAGCGGTAGCAAAATTAAAGCCAAGATTACGTAAAGCGGTATCAAGGCGCTTAGCCTCGGCGATCTGTTCGCCATAAGCTGCTACGGCTTTTTTAGAGTAACCCAAAAGGGCAGCGGCACTAAAAGTAACGCCAAGAGTACGGCCTAGTCCTTTAACGGTTTGATTAAACTTACCGATTTGATTAGCGCCCTTAGTAAGAGCTTTACCGTTCCACTCGGCTACCGCCGATACGATTAAATTAGGTATTGCCATTATGCAGCCAAACCGTAGGTACTCATGCCATAACGGCCATTATTAAAGTTATCTACAGTTTTCTCGATAGCTCTGTATACGGCATCTTGAGCCTTACCCTCGTCCTCTTTCCACGCGCGATAAATCATACGACCGCGCTCGGCT